TGTCGGGAAAGGCGATTCACCTATCAAGACCAGCTTATCCTGCGTTGAGGCGGCAATGCGCTGTCGAAAGCCACAATTGCGACCGGACAGCCAGCGGATTTCGCCGTTGACGAACCGAGATGCGTCGCCCGTCAATGCTTGCTGCAAAGTCAGTTCGGAACCGTTCACCGTCGCAACCAACACTTCCAAAATGAACCGGCGAGAGTTCAAACCACAACCTTCACCAGCAAATTTTGCCCTGCATGTCGGCGAAGTAACGGGCACCGATGGCGCCGATAACAATGCGGCAGGCCCCAGAAATTCAACTTCGAAAGCCGAACCCGACCAATTAATCGCGCCCAATATCCCCGATGCCAGCAGCAGGGGCTGTGCATGAGGATCGGTCCAGTCGAACAGGAATATGTCAAGGCTCGCGCCATCCCATTTGCCCGCTTCGATATCCGCCGCGCTAAGGGCGTCGCTGGTCAACGCACCGCTGACTTCAAGGCTGTTTGCGTCCAAACCCAAGCCCTGGACGATCGAAGTCGGTGCTATTCCGGGGCTTGCGCGATAGACCAAACCGTCGAGCAGGATGTCGCGGTCGTGCGAAGTAAAGCCTATGGTGACGCCATCGCTTCGTTCCAGTCGCCAGCCATAGGATGCAGTGATCAACGGGCCTTCCAGCCAGGGATATGTCACGCGGCTTCCTTGATTTCGACAAGCACGACGCTTGGCATTTCACCTGCGCCATGGGTCGCCCGATTCACGTCGATGCGATCTTGCGCAAAGCGCACCGGTACATCGAAGCGGAAGCCGGCTGTTATGTTGGCCCCTGCTGCAGGGGCAGCATCAAAGCGGATTTCGCCAAACGGTCCCAGCGACCAGGCTGTTGTTTCGACACCGTCGACAGCAACCACGACGCTGCCCAGCCGAGGTCGCGTTATCGGGCGAAGCTGCGTGCCACTACCTTCCCCATAATTTTTGACCAACTGGAAAGCGGTCCGTAATCCATCGCCGATGCCGATGGGTTGATCGGTTGCCGAAGGCAGGCCACTCGCGCCGTTCGAACTGCTGTCAAAAGGATCGCCAAAGCGGAAACCGACGGCCGCGCCGCGCCGTGCTCGAAAAAATTCAAGCAGCTCACTCAACTCTTCTTCGGAGCGGACGCCCGGTGCCACATCATAAGACATGCGCGCGTCGGACCAGTCGCTGTTTCGCCGCTCCTTCCCCGACATCAGGGTAACGACATTGGTCGAGAACTCAGCCGATACTTCCGCCTTGCTCCCAATGTGGAGCGGAAAAGCAACGTCATCAAAAGCATTCACATCTGCCTCGCTTTCATCGCCGATCTGAAAATGGACATAACCGTCGCGCGCAACCTCCGGCAGCGCCCAAACATAGGTTTCAGGAGTTTCGCGTTGCGCGGCATATTGGGCGGCCTTTTCAATCTCCGCCCATTGCGGATCGCTTCCCGGCTGAAGGACAAAACCCGAAAAATAATGCTGCTTTTCCATGGGATAGTCGAGACGCTCGCGCATCAACGCGACCGCATTTTCGGTCGCTCCATGGTTGCCTGAAGTCACCCAATCATAATCCTCCAACTGGAGGATATCGAATGCGGGCGCCGCCCATTGGACGGGCACATTGGCCCTTTTTGCCTCGGGCGCGACGGGATCGAGCACGGTTGGAAGATAAACAAGGATATGGCTGGTGAAATCGGCATTCGCCGCCTCGTCTTTGACGGCAGCAACGAGCGCAGCTGTCGACGCAGCGAGCGTTTCGCCTGCCTTGTCGAGCATGGCATTTTGCGCGGCTGATTTTGCGCCACGAATATCTGGAATCGATACAGCCAACGCGCCAAATTCGGCGACTGCTGCAACGTCATACAGGCAAATGCGTCCATCGGGCATGATCCACCACCAAGGCTCGCCAACCTGGAACTTGACCGGAAGCCCCGCCAGTTTTTGGATATAGGCAAAGGCCCGTCCGACCGCCTGCAGATAGGCCATCGCACCGCTATGGGCAGGCGAAAGCAGGGTCGAAGGCGGCACCCAACCGGTCAAGGCGGGGTCGCCATTTTCAGCGCGCTGCTTCCAATCGTTCCAGCAATTGGCATCGAACAGTTCGTAGCTAAGCGAAAATATCAAGTCATAATCCATCGCCTGCGCGCGCTGCGCAAAATCGAGGTGCCACGCCCGGCAAGGGGTGTTGAGGGCACCGCCCGCAAGGCTGACATAGTGGCCGCCGGACAAGGGCTCGAGCCGGTAATAATGGCTCATCCCGACATAATGGTTGATCGTCCCGCGATAGCCGAGCGCGCGGATCTGTCGCAGTAAACGCTCGGGCGTCTGGTTATAGGCATCGTCATAACCCGTCGCCATTTTGAGGTCATGCTCGGGCAGCATCACATCGCCCGTATCGAGCATCACCCCTGCGCCATCGCATCGTATTTCGGAGAGTTCGACCCAACCCTCCACTCCCGCCGCAAAGTCTCCGCCGGTTTCGCTATATTGGGACGGCACGATCGAAATGAACATTCGGTCGATATCGCCGGCGAAAAGTGGATCGGCATCCGCAGGCAAGGCGAAGCCGCCCTCCAGCGAACTGAAGGGCAAGGTGATGATGGCATCGGTCGGCGTGCCAACAGCATAGTTCCACAGACGCACATACCAGCTTTTGGCGGTGCCGCTCGCATCGCGCCCCTCAACAGTCAGCGTTGGCCCGTTGATCGCATCAAGCGGCATCACCCCGTTAGTGCGCCACCGGAACCGCAACGTCAGTCGGCGGTAATCGCGGTTGGTTTCATAAGCGAGAAGCGGGTGATCCCATTTGTCTTCGCTTTCCCAGATCAGGCCGGCAAGATCGTCCGCACGGTAAAAGACCGCATCTACACGCAGCGATTCCGGGCCGGTGGTCACCACCGACGCCATCATTGGTCGCGGGAAGTTTAGTGTCCAGAAACGCGGATCGAACCGCATCACCGGCGTGCTATCCTGCCGTTCGCGTTTTTTGCAAAGCCAATATGCCACGGTCGCTCAGCCTTCCGATTCCGCAAGCGCGCGGCGCAGCGAACGCACCACCTGCCGCGTCGAACGATGCAAAGCTTCAGGCGCGCTACCTCGGCCATTATCCGAAACATTGACCGTCAAATTCACCTGGACGCTGCCGCGCGCCGCACTTCCTGCAGTTTCAACGCGCCCGGCGGATGTCGGGACAAAGAGTTCAGGGCCGTTTTCACCGACGCGGTAGGCACGCCCGGGGGAAACCGGTCCGCCGGTCGCACGGCCGGGCACACCACCAAAAACGCCACTCAGGATTGCACCCAGCGAGCTGAGCAAACCGCCACCGCCTGCACCACCGCCCCCACTAGCAATCGAGCCGATACCGGCACGGATCGCAGACGTGGCAATTTCGGAGAGTACAGACAGCGCCACGCGGCGAAGATCCTCAAAGCCAAATTTGCCCGTCAGGAGCGCGCGTGAAAGACTGCTCTCCAACAGTCTCCCAGCCTTTTCAGCACCGGCAGCAAAGGGCCCGTCCATTTCCGCGCGTATCGCCGCAACATCGCGGGCAAAGCCCTGGGTATCGGCGCGCACGGAAACCACCAGCCGTTCGATTTCTTCATCCATCGGGAAATTGCTCCATCAGTTCGCACAGCAATGCGTGATCTGCATGCTGTTCGGGAGCGGCGCATGCCTGCACCACTGCTACCAATTCGGCAGGCGTCGTTTGCCAAAATTCGTGCGGCCGCCATCCAAACAGCCATGCAGTTGCCCCGGCAAGGCCGCGGGCTGTTTCTGCGAAAGTCACTGCCCGCCCAGGATCTGCGCCAGCAAAGTTTTCAACGCGGGGGTGCTGGCCGCCATTCCCCCGGCAGTAACAGCTTCTGAAAACTGTTCGCGGTCGAACGGTATCGCCTCCTCGACCCGGCAATGCCAGAACAGCGCAACCATTTCGGATAGGCGCAGCTGCCCCGCAGCCGCCCGTTCAACAAGCGCGAATAGCGACCCAATCTCTTCTTCTGCTGCAACCAATGCTGCAAAGGTCGGGCGCAGCAAAATATCGGTTTCGCCTACGCGCAAGCTAGCCTCGCCGCGCACGGGATTGGCAGGTCCGGTCATAGCGCCGCCACCACACCTGAGCTTTCAAGCGCAAGTGTGTAGCTGCGCTCACCATTGAAATCGCCGGCATAGTCGAGCCTCGCAACGAGGAATTTCCCACGCAGCCGCTCGCCGCTTTCAAAACTCAATTCATAGTCGTCAAGCACGCCGGAAAGCGCATTATTCTTGATCCGCGTCTCTGCAACTGATCCCGTGAATACCCCGGCACCCGAAACAGAAACCGATCGCACACCTGCACCCGACAGCAATTCACGCCAGGCACCCGAACCTTTGTTGGTGATCACCACTGCATCACCATTGATGCTGAGCTGCGTCGTGCGCAAGCCGGCGACGGTCGCATAAACCGGCGGCAAACCGCCATCTCCCACCTTCAGCAAGAAGGCACTTCCCTTTTCTGCGGGCATCGATACTGTCTCCTCATAGGACGACTCAATCTGGGGAGAGGAAGTCGCCATGTTGGTAGGATTGCTGCTCGCAAGCAGCTTGATTGCTGCACCTGCTGGGGTGCAACAAAATGCAAAAGCTGCGGACGCTTGTCCGTCAGCGGAAATCATGATGGGTGCGCACAAAACGACACCTGCAGAGCCGCATCGCACCGCACCCGAAGCGCTGCTGCCCACGCCGCAACCGGAAAGTCGCGGTCCGGCGGTGCTCTTGCCTGATTGCAAACCCGAACCGCCCAAGAGGCGCAAACGCAAGAGCGACTATCCGATGGTTTGACCTCAAATGGTCGAGAGCAATCGGAACCTATAATCGATCACGCCTGCCCACGCTCCTGCAGGATTGCGCGCAACAAAAGTGCGAAGGAAAACGCAACTGGCAATGCGCCAGCCAGGCAGATCGCGGGGCAATGCCTCCACCGCATCTTCGATATGCCCCATCAACTGGTGCAGCCTGGTTGCCTGCTCTCCATCATCCCATAGCGTAAGCCCAATCCGGATTTCTCGACCTTGCGCAGTCTTGGTGCTCCAGTCGGTGACCGAACCATCGCCGATCGAAATATATGGAAATGCAATACGTGGTGGCGGCCCATCCAACACGCCAGTCAGTTCCTCGGCCAACACCGGATGGGCATCCAATGCCGTAACCAACGCCGATTGAAGGCACTCCAACGCGTCGCTCATCGTCCGATATTCCTCAATCTGGTATCAGCAATTAGCCGCTGGCGAAGTTTGCGTCCGGATAGGCGCACGCCATCGTCTAGTGCTTCGATTTCAACACCATCGGGCATTTCACTTTGCGAAAGTCGCCGGATGGCGCGCATTAGCAGCCTGTCGGCTTTGCGATCTGCGGCTTGCTGTAACCGTTCGAACATCAGCGCGCTTCCTCACACGTCAGCACCATGCGTGCAGGGTCGCGCGGATCACTGATGATGTTGCGCACGCCGAGGAACCGTCCACGCCACACCAGCCTTGAACGCAAATCAATGCCTTCGCGTTTGCGCATCGTGACCTGCCAACGTGGCATCGCCGAAAGCACGTCTGCGTCAGTCAAATCGGCTGGCATCAATGGCGCGACAGCGACCCATGCCGCACCTTCATAGGCATAGCGCCCCGTAGCCCCGCCGAGTGCATCACGGTTGCCGAGACGGCGTTCGATGGTGACACGCTCTCGGAGCATCCCCAAAAACTCGCCGCTCATTGAATGCGCATCCGGCGCCAGGGACGCAGCAGCGATGCAACGCCTTCGGGCGGTCCACCATCGTCAGGATTGTCGCGGTGCAGGTGCAAATGCGCAGCAAGCCGGAGTGTGGCCAGCCGGACGGCTTCGGGAAGTTCTCCCCAATTCTGTGCCATTCCGGCCAGGCAGGCGACCTCCACCCGCCCCGCAGATCCCGGCTGCAGCACGCGCAACCAGGCTTCGCCATGAACGTCTATTTCAACCTTATAGGCTTCGCTGGAAAGCGCGAAGGGCATGCCTTCGGCAGCTATTCCTGTAACCGAATTTACCAACACGACCGGCGATAGCGACAGGCGTTGCCAGTGCAGGCTGGCCGGTACAACCTCTCGCCCATTCCGGCGAAGCAGCATCTGGCCCAAATAGCTTTCGGCATGGCTGAGCGCGCCGAGCAGGATCGACCCCAATGAGGCATCCTCCTCTTCGGCTTCAAGGCGCAAATAGGCGCGGGCCTCGTCCAGCATGTCGCTGCCGAGCACCACCGCATCGCGGCTGATCATGTTACTCTCCTTGATGGTTAGATCGCGCGGCGACCCATTGCGGTAAGACCGGCTTTCAACGTGACAGCCGAACCCGCTACCTCGCTGCGAAACTGCAGCTGGACTGTGCCGCCGGTCGCACCAATATCGACGCGGAACCAGGCGAAGACCGGCACGTTGGTGTTTGCCGCGCGTACGCCGGTCGTAACCCCGGTTGTGGCGCTGTCGGCAATTTGCTCGGTTGTTTGAACCGTTGTGGCACTGGCGCTGATATACGCCTGACCCACCACTTGCCCCGAGGGTATGTCAACTGCGAGCGCCGCGCCGGTCGTCGTCGCTGCAACCTGCAATGCGCCGTACAGGTGGATAAGATAGGATGTGTTGGCCGCTGCTGTGAAAGACAGCCCTGTTGCAGCGGCGAGCGTAACAGTGCTGTTCGCGACATCGGCGGGCAGTTTCTGCCATGTCCAGGCATCGCCGCCGCCAGCCTCGCTTTGCTTGGCAACAGGTTCGTGGGCGTTGATGGCGGTACCGACCGTCAAACGCGCCTCGTCAGTGATCAGATACACTTCGCCAGTGCGCAACTGGTTGGCACTTGCAGCGGCATCAATCTGTGAACGCGTCCCGCGTTTATGCGCGAACGATGGCATCGATCAGAATGTCCCGCAATCGACATCGCCCACCGCTAGGGTGACAAAGGCGTTGCCCGCATCCTTGCTCCACGCCATCGATGCATTCATTCGGATAACCCCATCGGTTCCATTTGTTCCCCAAATATATCCAGATATGCCGCCAGCAACGACCGCTGCCTT